GCCACAGATAATGCATGGCACACCGCAGATGGAAGCCGTTGCACATCTAATCAAGTCAACTTTTTTGACAGCACAAGCAATAACCTTTGGATCACAGGCGTCCAACTAGAAGTAGGCGACACAGACACGCCCCATGAACACATCCCATACTCCGATCAGCTTGCACGGTGTATGCGGTATTATGAAAAGTTAGATGATCCTATGATGAGAGGTTTAGAGATTACTGGCGCAACAGCAAGACGTATGGGATGCCATTTTTTAACGAAAAAGAGAGCTACACCAACTGTTTCTTTAAGTGGAACACTTCGGGTTTATAACGGAACTGGCACAAAAGCTATTGTACAAAGTAATCTTCAAAGCACATGGGCAAACAATTCATCTTTTAATTTCGACAGTAATGAAACTATGAGTGGCACTACAGTTGGACGAGCATGTGTCAGTTACACTGCTACTTCTGGTACAGTTGAATGTTCATTGTTAATTGATGCGGAGTTGTAGAAATGATAGTTACATCAGCCCGATATTGTTTAGATGAAATGTCAAATAGCAATAGTTGCATTTGTGCCACCATAGACGGACAAGAGCTATTCGTCCCACTTGACCTAGCTAACCGCCACTACGCAGAAATCATGCGTCAGGTTGCGGCTGGTGAACTCACGATCCAAGAGGCTGACTAATGCTAGGCTACAACGCCTTCTCTTCTACTGCTCTATCTGCTACTCAGTCTAACGGCTTGATTGCATTAGTAGGTGTGTCTGCTACTGGCGCAGTGGCAGGTTTAGCTGTAGGTGGCTTTGAAGTTGATATCACAGAAAGACTAGACTCTGTAAGTGCTACTGGTGCTATAGGCACTATAAGTTTTAATACAGAAGAAAAGCTAGACAGCGTAGCTGCTACAGGCAGTGTCAATGCTGTAACTGTAAACCTAGACCTTACACTAACATCCGTACAAGCGACAGGTGTAGTAGACACAGTAGAGGCAAGAGTATCAGAAGCGCTTCAAAGTGTATCTGCTACAGGGCATGTTAATACTGTAACGTTACACCTTACAGAAAAACTAAACAGTGTAGCTGCTACAGGCTCTATAGGTACAATAGAAGCAAAAGTATCAGAGGCTATATCTGGCGTTAGTGCTACAGGTGCAGTAGGAGCGTTACAGCCACGTGTAGTATTTAGTGTAGAGTTAGGTAGTGTAAGTGCTACAGGTGCTGTAGGAACATTGGCTTTCTCTTTTGTCAAGCCTATTACAAGCAGTGGGCTGCAGCTTTCTCTAGGTACTATTTCTGCTACAGGTGTTATCTTTGATTACACGCCTTACGCAGACCTGTACAGTAGACAGCGCTCTGTTGTACTTATATCACAAGACGATAGGTCAGTTGTGATAGCCCCACAGAATAGAACTCTAATCTTACCAAGACAGAACAATAATACACAGACTATTAAGATTGCAGCCTAAAGGATTACATAATGTCATACAAGTGGCCTGATAAAGATAAAGATGAATTACTAGATTATAGCATTGATTGGTCACGTTTCCTTGACACTGATACCATTTCTGGTGTAACATGGTACATAGATGCTGCTGACGGTACAAAGACAGAAGTATCAGACACAGATATAGTCAATGGCTTACAGTTTGTACAAGGTACATATACTACTACTGTAGCTACAATCAGACTGAGCTTGGGTACTAACAATGTTAGATATAGAATAACGTGTAAGGTTACAACAAACGGAGGCTTACAATATGAGCGCTCTGTGTTCTTACGCATTAAGGAGAAGTAATAATGTCCTACAACTTTTTAAGTTTAGTAAATGATATTAACCATAGATTGAATGAGGTAGAATTAAACGCCTCTAACTTTGCTTCTGCTAAAGGCTTTTATAGTTTTGCTAAGGATGCAGTGAATGCGTCAATTCGTCACATCAATCAAGAAGAGTTTGAATGGCCTTGGAATCATGTAGAAGAAACAGAGACTTTACTAGCAGGTGAAGTTCGCTACAGTGTGCCATACGATGCTAAGACAGTCAACCTAAACAGCTTCCGTATTAAGCGAGATAGTGCATTAAACGTAGAAACTGTTAAATTAAAAGTACTTAGCTATGAAGAGTGGCTTGACAAATATGCTGATTCAGAGTATAACTCTAGTACAGATATACGCACAGTCCCTACCCATGTAGTTAGAACACCTAGCAGAGAGCTTATCTTTTACCCTGCACCTGATAAAGCATACGAAGTAGTATACGAGTACTATACTTTAGCATATGACTTAGAGTTACATGGAGATGTACCTACCCTTCCAGAGCAATACAAGTACGTTATAGTAGATGGTGCTATGTATTACGCATATATGTTTCGTAGTGATATGCAAGCTGCAGAAACTATGCTAAAAAAATTCACTCAAGGCATCAAGCAATTAAGAAGCCTACACATTAACCGCACTGAATATTTACGTGATACAAGAGTTCATTTCTAATGGCAACACAATGGCAGACATATCCTATAGAGTTTAAGGGTGGGTTAATCTCCAACCTTAGCCCTCTACAGCAAGGAAGTAATGCTGTAGGCTCTGCTACTATATTACAGAACTTTGAGCCTGACAGAGATGGTGGCTATAGTAAGTTACTAGGATATACTAAGTACAGCAATACAGCAGTCACTGGCTCTGGTCCTATCCTAGCTTTGAAAGTTATTTCATCAGGTCGTGCAGTAGCAGCACGTAAGAACGGAAGCAACCAAACACAGTACTACTATGGCACAGGTACGACATGGACTAGCATGGCTACCAGTGCTGGTACTAATGGTGGTAAAGCACGTCACGCTGAGTTCAATTTAGACGGTGATGACAAAGTTATATTTGTAGACGGTACTAATTACCCTGCTATATATAATACATCTGGTAATACTATGTCCTTTATGACTTCTAGCAATAGTACAGATGTTAATGGTGCTGAGCATGTAGCCGTCTTTAGGAACACAGCGTTTTACTCAAAAGGTAATGTTGTATATTTTACTGCCCCTCTTACGGTGGATGATTTTAATGTAGCTAATGGTGCAGGTAGTATAAGCGTAGGACATGATGTGACAGGTCTTACTATATTTCGTGATCAGCTTATTATCTTTACAACGGATACCATACAAAGACTTACAGGAAGTTCCTCTGCTGACTTTACTTTATCACCTATCACAAACAGAATAGGTTGTATCAATGGAGATACAATACAAGAGGTTGGTGGTGATATTATTTACTTAGCCCCTGATGGTATCCGACTACTAAGTGCTACAGATCGTATTGGTGACTTTGCGTTGGATGTTGCATCAGACAGCATACATAAAGATGCTACCTCTTTCTTAAACACATCAGACATCTTCTCTTCTATGATACTAAGGGACAAAGCTCAGTATCGTATCTTTGCTTACGTATCATCTGAAAGAAACTCTGTTGCTAAAGGTTTGATAGCAACTAAGTTTATTGCTCAAGGTTCTAGCGGTATCAGTTGGGCTACGACAAAAGGTATAAAAGCATACGTAGTAGACAGTAGATATGCAGGGGATCAAGAGACTGCCATGTTTGCTAATGATGATGGCTACGTATATAAGATGGAGACAGGTAGTAGCTTTGATGGGACTAGCATTGAAGCTATCTATGAGTCGCCCTTCATGCCTATCAATGATCCTCAGATGCGTAAGACCTTCTATAAGATGACTTTATATGCCACACCTACAGGCAGTACATCTATAGACCTTAACATAAAGTATGACTTTGATAGCGACACTACTATACAACCCCCTACACAAAACATAGCTAGTACAGGTACATCTGTGTTTCTATATGGTGCATCAGATGCTATATACAACACAGCTACTTATGGCGGTGAGCTAGATAAAATATATAACACTAACTTAATTGGATCAGCTAAAACAATAGCTATACGTATAACAGAAAACTCAACTAACCCAACATTCACACTCGACACAGCGTTGTTAGAGTACAGACAAAACGATAGGCAATAATATGGCAGGTTACACACGTCAAGATACAGCTAACAACATAGCTAATGGTAACGTTATTGATGCAGATGATTTAGATGGTGAGTTCAACCAAGTTGAGTCTGCCTTCAATGCATCAAGTGGTCACGTTCACGATGGTACTACAGGTAACGGCGCACCTATTACTAAGATTGGTCCTAGCCAAGACCTTATTGTATCTGCTACACAGGTGCTACCTAAGACCACTAACACATTAGACTTAGGCTCATCTGCAGCACAATATAAAGACGCTTTCTTTGATGGTACAGTAGACACAGATGCACTTACTGTTTCTGGTAGTGGTACAGTAGGCGGCACTCTAGGTGTCACAGGTAACACTACAGTAGGTGGGACATTAGAAGTGACAGGCCAAACCACACTGAATGGTGGGCTTGTTATGGACACAGATAAGTTTGTTGTGGCTGATACTACAGGTAATACCACTATTGCAGGTACATTAGGTGTTACAGGACTGTCTACTCTTGCAACAGTGGATGTCAATGGTGGTGCTATTGATGGTACTATTATTGGTGCTAATAGTGCAGCAGCTATTACAGGTACTACAGTTACAGGTACATCTCTTGTCGGACCATTAACAGGTAATGCAAGTACAGCAACCGCACTAGAAACGGCACGTACTATTACTATTGATGGTGACGTAGATGCATCAGCTACTAGCTTTGATGGCACAGGTAACATTACTCTTACCACCACACTAGACACAGTAAACTCTAACGTAGGTTCTTTTGGCAGTGCTACAGCCATACCTGTACTCACAGTAAATGGTAAAGGTCTTGTTACTGCAGCAAGTACAGCAGCTATTACCACTACTCTTACTGTTGGTGCAGATAGCGGCACAAACGACACTGTAGCTCTTGCAAGCGACACACTTAACTTTGCAGGTACATCTAATGAGATTGAGACTACAGTATCAAATAATCAGATACAAATTGGTTTGCCTGACAATGTTACAGTAGGTGGTGATCTTATTGTAAGTGGTGATCTTACTGTGTCAGGTACAACTACTACAGTAAACACGGAGACTATTAAGTTAGCAGACAATCAAATTGTTCTTAACTCTAATGAGACAGGCACACCTTCACAGAACGGTGGTATTGAGATTGAACGTGGTACATCTGCTAATAAAACTTTTGTATGGGATGAGAGTACAGACAAGTGGACAGTAGGTAGTGAGACACTCGTAGCAGATACCTTTGAAGGTGCTTTAAGTGGTAACGCTACTACAGCAACTACACTTGCTACAGCTAGGACTATTGCAGGTCAGAGTTTTAATGGCAGTGCGAACATTAGTATAGCCCCTACAGATTTAACAGGGGTTACTGCAACTGCAGCAGAGATAAATAAACTTGACGGTGTGGCAACATCAACTGCAGAATTAAACCTGTTAGATGGGGCAGCAGCTAATACTGTTGTAAATTCAAAAGCTGTTGTATATGGTAGCTCTGGTGAAGTGCAAGCTACTACTGTAGACTTAGGAAATTGGACAGTTACAGAAAACAGTGGTGTTTTGTACTTTGCAACAGGCGGTACAAATAAAATGAAATTGGATGCATCTGGCAACTTAACTGTTGTTGGGGATGTAACAGCATTCGGGACTGTGTAATGACAACTCCATCTGGTGCAATTAGTTTCTCAGACATACAAACAGAGTTTGGTGGTAGTAATCCTATCAGTATGTCAGAGTATTACCGTGGCGGTGGGCAAGTTCCTAGTGTCGGTGCAGGTACATCTGGTATCCCCACATCAAGCACTATATCTGCAGATGATTTAAGAGGCAAGTCTAAGACAGTTACTGTTACATACGATGTTCTTGGCGCAGGTGGCGGTGGTGGCTGTGGATACCACTCAGAATCACCCGGAAGCAAAGGTTCGTATGCAGCATCTGGTGGGTCAGCCTCATTGTCTGGCTCTGGGATTACCACAGTTACAGCCAATGGTGGTAGCGGTGGTGAAAATGGTGCTTACGTTTGGCACTCTCCAACTGCAGGTGCATCTTCAGCACACGGTACAGGTGGTGCAGCAGGAGCAGAAGATAATCCTGGTGGTAATGCTACTGGCTCTGGCGCAGGTGGCGGCGGTGGCGGTGGTAACAACTCAGGCGGTGCAGCAGGCCAAGGGGGAAGTGCAGGTCAACGACACACAGGCAGTTTTACTGTGGTCTACGGCACTACCCTAACGATGACTATTGGCTCTGGGGGTGCAGGTACGGTCAACGCTCCTAGAAACGGCGGTGCTGGCTCTGGTGGTCGTGTTGGTTTGAGTTGGGATAGCAACAACCCTGCTTATACAAGCTCTACTACAAGGGTGGTGAATTAGAATGAATAATATCACCCTTACACCAGAAGAGCTTGAAGCTATGCTTGATCGTGCCGCTAAGAAGGGTGCTAAGCAAGCCTTATCATCTATAGGTCTTCACGATGAAACAGCAGGTAGAGATATTAGTGAAATGCGTAACCTGTTAGATACATGGAGAGATACACGTAAGGGTATTTGGTCTACTACAGTAAAGATGTCAACCATTGCTATTATAACATTTATTGCAGCATCAGTATGGATGCAACTAGGGAACAGATAATATGGCTAAGAAATTTGCAGGATTTAAACCTGAAACAATGCAAAAGAAAATACTACCTGCTTTAGGGTATGATGGTCCTATGACACAGGCAGGTATTAATGCTTTCCTAGCGGCTAACCCTGCAGCAGCAGCTAAGATGGGTAAGTATACCCTAGCTGCCAGACGTGTTATTGAGGGTGCGCCTGTTAAGATGGCTACTGGTGGGTCTGTTACAAGCTCTGGTGACAAGTTCACTAAGGCTATCACTGCTGATCCTACTAAGCTAGTCACATCAGCAGAAGTAGCTAAGCCTACAGATGTACAGATGCAAGAAGGTCTTGTTGCTCCAACTGCAGGTCAGGCAGGTATTGCTACACAGGCACAGGTTACTGCTGCACAAGAAGCCGCTAAAGCAGAAGCCCCTGCTGATATAGTGACAACTACAGTTGACACCACTAAAGCAGCAGCAGAGGTAGAAAAAGCTCTTGAAGACGTAGAGGCAGCTAAGGGTGCAGTATCAGAAGAAGCACAGATTGAGGCTGCACAAGGCGATCCTGCAAAACTGTCAGCCCTTAAACTAGAGGCTGCTCAAGGCGAAGCTGCTAAGGTAGAGAAGGTCGCACCTCGTAAGGTTGAAGAAGGTGAGATGATTGAAGGGCCGACTGTTGACATGGAGCGTGTCAAGAAAGAGGTAAACTTTGCGGCAGCTACAGGATCACCGTCTACAGAGGCAACTGTACAAGGTCAGCTTACAGGCTTGATGGAAGACTTTGAGGGCAGTGAGCCGCCACCATGGGCAGCAGGTGCTATGAGAGCAGCCACCTCTGCTATGGCATCACGTGGTTTAGGCGCTAGTTCTATGGCAGGTCAGGCTATTATACAGTCTACTATGGAAGCGGCACTACCTGTAGCTATGGCAGATGCACAGACCTTTGCAAGGTTTGAAGAGCAGAACCTGTCTAACAGACAACAGGCTGCAATGCTAGGCGCACAGGAACGTGCTAAGTTTTTAGGCATGGAGTTTGACCAAGCCTTTCAAGCACGTGTAGCTAACGCTGCTAAGATCAGTGACATAGCTAACATTAACTTTACGGCTGATCAACAAGTAGCACTAGAGAATGCTCGTATGGCTAACACTATTAACCTAGCCAACCTAGACGCTAAGAGCGCTAAGGTACTAGCAGATGCTGCAGCTATGTCTCAGATGGACTTAACTAACCTGAGTAACCAACAGATAGCTAATGTAGAGAATGCAAAGAACTTCTTAGCTATGGATATGGCTAACCTAGATAACGAACAGCAGACATCCTTGTTTAAAGCACAGGAACGTGCTAACGCTATCTTAAGTGATACTGCTGCAGAGAACGCAGCTAAACAGTTTAATGCTACATCAGAGAACCAGACTAAGCAGTTCATGGCTAGTATGCAAACACAGATACAACTAGACAACGCAAACCGTAAGGATGCACAGGAGCGCTTTAACGCAGGTGAAGCGAATGCTTTGGCTCAGTTTAACACAGCACAGAATAACGCACGTGATCAGTTTAATGCACAGAACCACTTGATTATAGCACAAGCAAACGCTGCATGGTTTCAGAGTATTACAACAGCAGAGAACGCTGCACAGAACCAAGCCAATCGTGATGCAGCACTTCAAGCAAATAACTTGACAATGACTGCATACAATAATATAGTACAGCGTGAAAGAGATATTCTGTCATGGGCTTGGCAGTCAGCAGAAAACGAAGCAGAGAGGGATTCAGCCATTGCTGTCGCTAAAATTAGATCAGAAGATGATGATAGTGGTAGTATGCTTAGCTCTGCAGCCGGGGCTTTCTTGGGCGCAATCGCAGACGAAGCTGCAACCCTTATATTCTCATAAAGGTATAAATATGTTATATAGACCATTTGAACCATCCGTAGAGAGCAAGCCTACTATAGACACTAAGACAGGCGGCTTGGGTACTAGCACTAAGAAGAAGGCAGATAAGCCTGAACCTACGTGGTTAGATAGAGCAGGGTCAGCATTTGAGAAAGCGCAAGCTAGGTTTGGTAGTCCTACACCAAAGCCTGACCCTATTAAGCTATATAGTAAACCTGAGTTTACTCTTGGCCCAGAGTATGAGGGTGGCGCTAGAGGTTTTACAGACCCTGACAATCCTTATGGTACAACTTTTCCTTCTCAGCTAGGTTCGTTCCATGATGATGATGAACCTAAGTCAACAACAGGTACTAGGGGTATTAGCCCAGAAGGTGAGGTAGTTGAGTACGGCTTACCTGAAATGACTATCTCAGATGCAACTGCACCCTATCGTGCTATACCTACACGACCTGCTATCCAAACAGGAGAGCTTGCACCTGCAATACAAGACACGTCTGATGAAGAGAAGCAAGCACTAGCAGATCAAGAGGCTGCTGCAATTAAGCGTATGGCTTCTGAGGGTGGCGGCTTGATGTCACCTCGCTTAGACGGTAAGGACGGTGATATTATACAAGACCAAACTTTTGATTTTGATTTTGAAACAACCTCTAAAAGATTAGTAGATGATTTAAAAAGAGACTTTGGTTTAAATACTATACAAGCTTCTGGTTTAGTAGGTAACTTGGCTTTTGAGTCTGGTAATTTTAAGACCCTACAAGAAAAAGATTTTGTAAAAGGTGGTAAGGGTGGTTATGGCTTTGCTCAATGGACAGATACAAAAGCAGATTCAAAAAGAAGGACGGCCTTTGAAACATGGTCTATTTCTCAAGGTTTAGACCCTCGCTCATACGAGGCTAACTATGGCTTCCTTAAAAAGGAATTATCTACTAACGATCCCATCATAAAAAACATGGGTAAAAGGACCATAGAAAAACTAAAAAACACTTCTAGTGTAGATGATGCTACAAATGTATTTATGAAGGGTTATCTAAGACCGGGAAAAGCGCATCTTAACAAAAGAAAAGATAGAGCAAACGAAGTCTATCGTATGTTTAGTTTAAGACCAAAAGCCAAACCTTCGGGATTAGGTGGATAATGTTAGGCTTACCCTTAGAACTCATAACCATGCTCTTCTCTACCATCCTTGGTGGGGTAATGTCTATATGGGGGCAGAGCATGAAAGCACGTCAGCAGCAGAATGAGATGCTAATGCAACGTGCAGAGTTTAACCGTAGTGCTGTAGCAGATGCACGTGATGCAGGTAAGACAGACAAGCACTTCGCTTGGACACGTAGGCTTATAGCATTATCTGCAGTATTCAGCATTATTGTCTTGCCAAAGCTAGTCGCAGTGTGGTATCCTGATATAGGTGTATACGTAGGGTACACAGAAGCAACAGGTGGCATACTTAACTGGATGTTTGGACCTGCAGAGGCAATACAATGGAAGTACGCAGAAGGTTTCGTTATCACCCCACTAGACACACACATAGTTTCAGCCATTGTAGGACTTTACTTTGGCGCAGGATTTACTAAATAGGATACATTATGGCTACAACAGCATTTGATAGACCCATTCCCGGACAGTCTTTAACAGACGAACCTCGTAACAACCCATGGGAACAACCACCAGAGATGGCTAACGTAGAGGATGTAGCTAAGTACTACATTGAACGCCTAGCTAATCAGGATGTTCTTGATGACTTTGCTACTATGTGTGAAGCAGGTGTATCTCTAGCGCCTATCGTAGAGAGTACCTACCTGCAGGGTGTTATGCGTGGCTTACATACACTAGATGCAGGTATTGTAGTAGCACCTGTAATACACGCTTTCTTGAAACAGTCTATTGAGGCTATGGGTGTTACAGTAAAAGACAGTGGTAAAGACCCACAGAAACAAGCAGAGAAATCTGAGATGAACCGCTTCATGCTTTTGGCTACTAAGCATCTAAAGGATGAAGGTGATGATATGTCTGATCCCGGCAAGCAAATGCTTAGTGAAATGGTAGAGGCAGAAGAGCCTGTTGTAGAAGAAGAAACAACACAAGAAGACAAACCTATGGGTTTGATGGCAAAGGGTTAATATAATGGCATTTGATAAAGACGCATTTCTTGCAGCCTTTTTAGGTAGAGTTACTACAGGCATTGAAGAACGTAGGGAAGAGGCTAAAGAGTACGAACAGAAGCAAACAGAGGCAGCAGAGCGTAATGCTGCTCTTGTTCAGCAGCGTAACATGAGAGCGCAACAAGCGGCACAGATAGGCAAACGTGCCATGGCTCTAGGTGCAAATGAGGCACAGGTTAGAACTGCTATGTCTTCTGGTATGACAGGCATAACTGAACTACATCAGAAGCTACAGGAAGCAGTGGGTCAGAAGGGCGTTAAGACGCTAGGGGCTGCTGACATTGAAGCCATTGTAAATATGCCTAGCATTCCTGCTGTTAATACTGAAATGATGGATGGTTCACTGGATGACTTTGCTAAGCGTACCTATGGTGCAATGCCTATAGAAAGGTCGCCAGTAGAAGACGATACTAACATTGTAGGTAGGCTCTTTGGCTTTGGCGCTATGGACAGAACCAAACAAAAACTGGCTGAGACAGACTACATGGGTGGCATGACTGTTGCAGACATTAATGCTATGTCTAAACAAGCAGAGTATCAGCAGCTTATTCCCGGCGCTTACATGACGTTTGCAGATGTAGATTACTTTACAGCAGAGAAAGCATTGGACTTCAGTACTACTATATCTGACACTATATCTAAAACATTATCTACTACAGCAGCTAGAAATGCTATAGAGAATGCAAGAAGGGCTGCAACAAGAGATGGTGCTTCTCCAGAAGATATAGCTGCTGCTGCACAAAAAGTAGAGCAAGAGCTTATCAAGACTGCCGTTGAACCTATCGTCAACTTTTACGCAGATACATACCATGATGGCGGTTTCTTTGATAACAAACTAGCAGTAAAGCAGATTGAAAGTGTGTTAGGTAAGCCTTATTTAGACACGCTTACGGAACTTTATACAGTAGAAGCACCTGATGCAAAAGACACAGACCAAGAATATGTACTCTCTGACCGTATACAGGCTTCTTTAGATCAGCGCCTTGACACCGAACTAGCACCAACGGATATGCCTATTGAAGATCAAGTTACACCTAATGTTATGGAAAGCGTTAAAGACATTGAAGCTTCTATACCATCCGAAAGGTTTAGAAGATATGACGAAGGTGAGCGTTTTTCTATGGTGATAGAGGCAATTCAAAAAGAACACCCTGAGTTGAGCGTGAATCAAATTACTCAGATGCTACCAGAATTAGAGATACCAGAAGAAAAACTTGATGTAACTAGAAACCTTTCCAAATTCAAATACTTTGAGAAGGGTGAAAGAAAGACCATAGATATTATGGATTATGATGGTAGGTTGGACGAGTTACCTAAGAAGGTTCAAGAAGAGCTTGAGCAGCAATACGGTTCAGCTAGAGGTTTTTTACCTGACAGTTTACTTGGTGATTTCCTTGCATCTAAGAGGGGTAATGTTTTTGTAGAGGGAAAAGACAGAGGGGATCAAGGTTGGAAAGCCATGGTTCAAAGCCAAATAGACGCTGAGAAAGAGACTAGGTAATATAACATGGATTATAATAACTCTCAAGATGATGATACTTTGTTTGACACAGGTGCAACTTTAAAGAAGGATGATCTTAAAAGATACCAGTACCTTAATCCTATTCGTGACTACATGATAGAACGTAAGGGTGTAGACTACAAAGATAAAGACGCTGACGAAGTAGTAGAAGATTTTGTAGACCACATGCGTTACTTCAATGCTAATACTGTGTCTACTGCAGGAGAGGTACGCTTTATTAGTAAGGCAGACGATAAGCGTAAAGCAAAGGCTAAGAAAGCCTACCAGATTTATGACCAACTAGGTAACGTCTTTGTGAATGACGGTCTTATGGGTGCAGTGGATGGCATTAAAGACTACGTGTTTGCTGCAGCTAAAGACCCTACCAACTATCTTGGTTTGCTTACTGGTGGTGTGGCACGTGCAGGTGCAGCAGGTGTAAGTCTTACAGGTAAACAAGTTATAACGGCTGCAGTTAGACAGGCAGGTAAAGAAGCATTACGTAGTGGTGCTACAAGAGAGGCAGCTAAGGAAGCTGCACAGAGGGCAGGTATAGAAGCAGCTAGACGTGCCATTGCTAAAGGTATGACTACTAAAGATGCAGGTAAAGTAAATGAACAAGCAGCTAAGAGAGTTGCCAATGAAGGCAGACGTGCATTAGCTAAAGATGCTATGGCTAAGAAGCAAGCAGAATTGTTTGAGACTGCTGCAACACGTTCACTGAAACAGACAGTAGCAT